CAGGCGGAGATTAAGAATATTCCTTTAGAAGGCGATCGCTTAATCGCTGCTGCAAAGCAGCTCACCGCTTCTGCATCTTTGCTTGATCAACAAAAGTTGACTGATCAACAACGTGCTGTTTCTCTTCAATGGATGGCTGTTAAAACCATGCTCGAAGGTGATTTGCTTAGCCTTGAAAAGGCTGCAATTATTAAAGCCGAGAATTTTGGTAAAGAGTTTGGTCAATATCGACCAGCAATTTCAACTTTGCTTGATGCGCTGCGCGCCATTAAGCGTTAAGGAGTTTTTTGTGAAATTTATTTCTGCTTATGACAAACATGATGTTTTGTCTGCTTCTACCGGACTTGAGTGCCTGGACGCGTCTTTGACGCAACAGCAGTTCAAGGAGGAATCTGATATCAACAACATTGTTGATCGTTTTATGAAGACTGGACACCTTCCTGATCCAGTCAGCATGCCTCAGTATGTTGACTATGAAGGTGTTTTTGATTTTCATTCTGCTATGAATGTTGTTCGTCAAGCTGACGAAAACTTTATGCGCATGGACGCCAAAGTTCGTGCGCGATTCCATAACTCCCCCCAGGAGTTTTTGGAATTTTTTGCTGATCCTGCTAATCGTGATGAGGCGGTGCGCCTTGGTTTGGCTGTTTCTCAGCCTGTCACCAAGGAGACTACCTCGTCTGATGCAGGGTCTGCTCCAGCTGCGTAAGCAGCGTTAGGCACAGTTCGCTACTTGATGTAACTGTGCCTATTGACACCTTTTTCTTTTTTGTTCTAATGGAGTCCATCATGAAACCTCTTTCTCGTCACTCTGCTAGCAAACACGCTTCCGCTGCCAAGTTCAAGCGCAATGTTTCTACAACTAAGATGATCAACATCACCGCGGGTCCAATGCGCGGCGGTATCCGTCTTTAAAGGGTCCTGTGTGTACTGCTCTTTGGTCACACCCCCAACATGGTCCAATCAAGTGCGGACAATGTATCGAGTGCCGGCTCGCTTATTCCAGAGAGTGGGCGATTCGGATAACTCACGAACAGCAAATGCACAAAGTGTCTTGTATGCTGAACCTCACATATAACGATGATTGGTTGCCTGAGCATGGTCAACTTTATAAAGATGACCTTCAACGCTTTTTTAAAAGATTGCGTAAGTCTGGCTATAAGTTTCGTTATGTTGCTTCTGGAGAATATGGTGATAAGACTAAGAGACCACATTTTCATATCGCCTTATTTGGTCAGGATTTTTCTGAGGATCGCCGTCCTTTTGGTCGTGCTAATGGGGGCGACCGTACTTTTACCTCTGATGTAGTTGCCAGGCATTGGATTAAAGGGAACCATTTGATTGGTACCCTTAATTTTGAGTCTGCAGCATACATTGCCCGATATATCTTGAAAAAGATTAAAGGGCTACAACAACCCGAACCATTGTTTACCGATGAGGTAACTGGTGAAGTTGTTCTTCCGAATCCTGAATTTTTGATTATGTCTAAGGGTATTGGACGTTCCTGGTTCAAGGATTATTTTATGTCTGATGTTTTTCCATCAGCTTCCGTTGTGACCTCACAAGGGTCTCGTGCTCCAGTTCCACGTTTTTATAAAACGTTGTTAAAGGAGCTCGGTTCTGATCTTGCATTGGATATGCAATTTCGCTCTTCGGCTCGTGCCGATTTGGAGGTTGAGCGTTTAGCTTATGAAAACCTCCCAGTTCGTAAGTCTGCCAGGCATCTGGTCAGTACTTCACGTTCTAGTCTTTCAAAACGTTCTTTATAATTTTCAAGGATCAATCATGTTGCATTATGTTGTTTGTGTTAAAGATCGCGCTGCCGAAGTCTTTAATCGTCCTTTTTTTGTTCCTCATCGTAATGTTGCTGTTCGCGACTTTACCGATGAAGTAAACCGTTCTGCTGCTGATAATCAGCTTAACAAGCATCCTGACGATTTTGATTTGTATTTGTTGGGTACTTATGACGACAATACAGGTTCTTTTAGTTTGGATGTTCCAACTGTCCTCGTCCGTGCCAAGGACGTGGTTTCTTCTTGATCCTTGCACCCCTTCGGGGGTGCTTTTTTTTGGAGTTTTTTATGATGCACAACAAGTCTGTGGATACTCATAGCTTTGCTATGGTTCCTCGCGCTGATATTCCAAGATCGCGCTTTTCTATGCAAAAAACCCTTAAAACCACTTTTGATAGTGGTTTTATTGTTCCCATCATGTGTGAGGAGGTTCTACCAGGAGATACATTTAATGTTTCGCTCACCATGTTTGGCCGTTTGGCCACTCCGATTTTCCCAGTTATGGATAACCTCCATCTGGACTCATTCTTTTTCTTTGTTCCTAATCGTTTGGTTTGGAACAACTGGGTTAAGTTTATGGGGGAGCAGGATAATCCTGCCGATTCCATTTCTTACACTATCCCTCAACAAGTATCCCCAGCTGGTGGATACGCTATTGGTTCCTTACAGGACTACCTTGGTCTTCCGACGGTTGGTCAAGTCACAGCTGGTAATACGGTTTCACATTCGGCGTTACCAACACGCGCCTATAATTTGATTTATAACCAGTGGTTTAGAGATGAAAATCTTCAGAATTCCGTTACCGTTAATAAAGGTGATGGACCCGATCCATCACCCGCTACTAACTACCAGATCCTTCGACGCGGCAAGCGTCATGATTATTTCACTAGCGCGTTGCCGTGGCCTCAAAAGGGTGGAACACCCGTAACTTTGCCTCTTGGCACACGTGCTGAGGTTTGGGCTGATGGTAATCCTGCTGATCTTATTGGTGTTCGTCAGGCTGGTGGTACAAGGTCTATTTATAATTCTTCAGCTACTTCCGATATCCAGTTGGGTACTATTAAACCCACTGGCGCAACTTTGTATGCTGATTTAAGTACAGCGACAGCTGCAACTATTAATCAGCTGCGTCAGTCTTTTCAAATTCAGAAGTTGCTTGAACGCGATGCTCGTGGAGGTACTAGGTACACTGAGATTATTCGTTCTCATTTTGGTGTAACTTCTCCAGATGCTCGTTTGCAACGTCCTGAATATTTGGGTGGCGGTTCTACGCCTATTTCCATTTCCCCTATTGCTCAGACGTCTTCTACTGGTGTTTCTGGATCTACAACACCTCTAGGTAACCTGGCCGCTATGGGCACATACAGTGCACATAATCACGGCTTTACTCAATCATTTGTTGAGCATGGCTATGTGATTGGTGTTGTTTCTGTTCGCGCTGATTTGACTTATCAGCAAGGTTTGCGGCGCCATTGGAGCCGTTCTACCAGGTACGATTATTATTTCCCTGCGTTTGCAATGCTTGGTGAACAAGCTATTTTGAACAAAGAGATTTTTGTTACTGGTAATACAGCCCAGGATAACAACGTGTTTGGTTACCAGGAGCGTTGGGCTGAGTACCGTTATAACCCTTCTGAAATTACTGGTCTGTTCCGTTCTACTGCTGCAGGTACTATCGACCCATGGCATTACGCACAGCGGTTTACGTCCCTTCCCACTCTTAATTCAACTTTTATTCAGGACAATCCGCCTCTTGCTCGTAACTTGGCGGTCGGTACTGCAGCTAATGGTCAGCAATTTTTGCTGGATGCGTTTTTTAATATTAACGCTGCTCGTCCATTGCCTATGTACTCTGTACCTGGTTTGATCGATCATTTTTAATTTATTACCTTGTATGGTTCCTTCGGGAACCATATAAGGCGAAAGGATTTTTTATGTTCGAATGGTTGACTGCTCCAGTTGCTGCTCTCGGTTCTGGTATTGCTGGTTTTCTTGGTCAACGAGAAACTAATAGTGCTAATCGTGAGTTGGCTGCTGAAAATACCGCTTTCCAGGAGCGTATGAGCAATACCGCCTATCAACGCCAGGTTAAGGATCTTGAGGCTGCCGGCCTCAATCCTATGCTTGCGTATATCAAGGGTGGCGGTGCTTCTACGCCTACTGGTACTGTTTTGCCGATGCAAAATGCTGTCGCTTCTGGTGTTGCTTCTGCTGAATCTGCTGCGCGTACTTCTCGTGTCCCGTCTGAAATTGCCAAAATTCAACAGGACACGAATTTGTCTCGCGCCCAGATGTGGTTAACACAATCCCAAGAAGCGCTCAATTTTGCTTCTGCTGACCAGAAACGTTCTCATATTAACTTTATGGAGAATCAAGTTAATAAGATTCAGGCGGAGATTAAGAATATTCCTTTAGAAGGCGATCGCTTAATCGCTGCTGCAAAGCAGCTCACCGCTTCTGCATCTTTGCTTGATCAACAAAAGTTGACTGATCAACAACGTGCTGTTT